CTCGAAAATACTTCTGCCAGTGCAACCTACAATATATTTATGTTCATTGTCATAGATAGGTACAACTGCACGCTCATACATAGGTTTAGCTGGATTGTCACAATAGCCGACATCATAATCTTCCAGTACTCTAGCAGAGAAGCCACGATCAAGATAGTATTGGCAAGGAACTTCTACTCTTGCTCTGTATTCTTCCTGAGTTGGGCCGCTTGGCTTTGCTGGTTCTGCATTTAGATTTCTTACTAAACTGCCGAACTTCATCTTTTCAATATTGGTGCTTGCGGCTTCAAGCGAGTTAAAATCTTTGTTAAGAAAAGACAATAAAAACTCAACAGACTCTCTGAAAGAAGCTTCTTTGTCGCCCTCTTTTTCCCAGTTGTATTTGACTCTTGATAGAATACCTTTAATTAGGCTAACCATGCTGTTGCCAAATATTTCTTCGCAGCCATGTGTTCTGCATTTGAAATGAGGTTTGTAGTCTCCATTTGGATAGAAGTTAAGAGCTGTTGGATTGTCACCACCATGAATTGGGCAGCATGACTTTATTAATATGTCATTCCTGTAAGATGTCTTAGTTTCAAAGTATGCTAGAATTTGATCAATGTGTTGTGCAGCGATCTTCTCTAGAGTTCTAACTTTTGCATAGTCAATCTTTTTATTATTTAAATGGAACGTCTTCGTCATCACCAAAGTAATCTCCGTCGCTATCGTTGTCATAACCATTGTCTAGTTCAAAAGCGGTTTTACCTTCAACAACCATTGCATACTGGCCTTTAAGTTCAGCATTTATATAATCTCCGGGCTGAATACCTTCGCCATGCCTTGAAATTACTGGAACAAGCTTCCTGTTGCCGTTTTCAGGGCCATCCTTTGCAATTTCTTCATCTGATTTACGTTTGTAGATTGTAAAGTTAGAGCATAGCCAGATGATTCTGTCAGATCCAGATGCAGTGTCTGTTGACTCTTTAGTAATACCATCTCTATTGAGCTGTATAAAAGTTAAAATAGGAACCTCATATTTGAGGGATAGATTATGTAGGGCGGTAATCATAAATCCAAGAATCTGAAATTCTTTCATGTCACCTTTGATTTCGGCGGAATCCATCAACTTTAGATAATCATAAATTATCACGCAGTCGTTTGCTTTTCCTTTATCATTTAATCCTACAACCCTACTAATCCATCTTCTCATGATAGATGTTTGCTCTTCAAAAGACGCTCCTCCAATACTCTTGAAGTAATAAGGAAGATTGTTTACTTCCCTAGCCGCATCCATAACCTTCTTTTTAGTAGCTGGATTTTTGGCAAAAGCGCCTGTTTCGATATCGTTAATCGGAACTTTCGAGAGCATAGCCATCATTCTATGTTGGTGATCTTCTTTACGCATTTCGGTATCTAGGTTAAGAACCGGAATGCCTTGCTTGGCGATGTTGATGCCCATATTATCTGCAAGCAATGTTTTACCCGTTTTAGGTCTTGCTCCAATGACATTGACAGTTCCCTTTCTAAAACCTCCTCCGATAGCATAGTCGTATCTGGGGAAGCCAGTTGAAATACCAATCTGATCGACAGGCGTTTCACAGAGCTCTTCCAGATGCTCCTCGACATCATCAAACATTTGAGTTGGGGATTCATCTTCGCCAGCTACCATAGATGTAATATCCATGACACCTTCCTCGGCCATACCTAAAATCTTAGCAATAGGTTCATCACCTTTGATTTCTAGATACTTTTCTTGAGTAAGCTCAAGTTGGTCATGCATCATGCGTGCAATCTCAAGCTTCCTGACCTTGGCAGCAAACTTTCTCACATTAGGAAGTAACACAGGGAACTTCATTACAGAAGACATGTGTTGTACTTCTTGGCTGTTGAAAAAGTCTGATAGTCCAAGCTCTTTTGCCGCAGACATCATAGTCGGTGCATCTAGTGACCGAGTATCATCTACTTCAAGAACATGTTTCATACAGGAATACAGTACAGAATTAGATTCATCTGTAAATGTGCTTTCCGAAATAATATCACAGACATCATAGTATGCCTCTGAACCGTAACGAAAAACTCCTGCTAAAATTGCTCTTTCTGCTGGTAAATCACTTAACATATTTATCTTCCTGAACAACAATTGTTACATCGCCAGCGATCTTTGCTGTAAACTGACGATGGATAAACTTCATAATCCTTATGGCAGGCAACACACTTAATTTTAACCTTCTCAGCTTTGGCTCGCTTGCCTCTGAAAGGATTGACTGTCGCATTTTGATCTGCCTTCGATGCTTCTTCTAATTCTTTTCTTTCATCTGAGGATAATTCGATTGTTCCCATCATCTCATCAAATTTATTTACAAAATTAGAATCTTTGTTTTCTTTATTCTTGTTATTGCCCCGCTTACGCTTACCTTTTCCGCGACGGCGCTTCTTGTTTTTATTTATAGTGAAGACACCATCAGCGCTTTCTTCTTCTTTGCTGGACAGTAATTCCTTGATCTCTTCTTCTGAGAACTGCTTCAATAATTCTGTTAATAATTCTTTCTTATCCATTTCTACTTATCTTTGCTCTCTGAAGGTTAATATACAAGTCACTTAAGTTCTTAACTGAGGAGGCGAGATAAGTCAGTCTATCAGCTCGCTGTTGAGCATACTTTTTAATAGCTAAAAGCTTTTTAGTGTAGCCGTCTTCATTTGCGGCCTGATAATACTGACTATCCCACGATCCTCTATATTGACTCTCTCTTCCTGAGATGACGTTTCTGATAGCGCCTTCTGCCCAGTTAACTCTTGCGATTTCTCGATTATAAGATCTTTGCAAATAAAACGAGAATCCTCCAAGCGCAAGTGCAGCTTCAGCACACTGATCTACAGTGAGCTTTTCCATTTGCTGCCGAGGCATACTCATTAGCTCATGAACTGAATCGTCATGAAAATTGTTTGAGTATGCGGAGAGCCCTAAATTTGATTCGTATTCGTCTAATATTTCGTCTAGCTTGCCTAGTCGTTCCGTTGGAGTATTCGTGTTTTCCATTCTTCAACTTTCTCATCATAAGGTAGTTCGACGTATGTAATATTATTATACTCACACCAGTCTTGTTTTCGCATATCTTTTCTTCGCTGATTTGCAAAATCTTGTGCAGAAGAATGAAACATTGAATTAAATTTGTAGTGCTGTTCTCCATGCACTTCTACAACAAGCTTAATGGTACTGATATAAAAATCAAAATAAGCTCGCTCGTTTCTAGTTAGGGGCACGAGTACCTCTTCTAAGATCTGGACAGTAGGAAACAGCTCTTTGAGCAGATCCCTAGCTGCCAGATGTAGTTTGGAGCGAGGACGAGTGTCATTGGCTTTGATAACATATCCAGATAAACTCCAGTTATGTTGCTCATTATTTAAGTCTCTGATTTTCATCTTTGCTCCTATGTCGAGTTGAGGAGATGAATCTAGACTGAACTAGATAGCCTCTTGAAACTCGATCTAATCTTCTGGTTGTTCGATACCAACCATCTCAAACACTTGCTTATTATATTCAGCATACTTTTCTGGATTGTCTTCAAGATACTGCGCAAAGTTTGCTTTACCCTGAACCTTTTCGCCATCGGGTAGTTTCAACCAAGCTCCAGCCTTAGAGATCAAACCAAAGTCAATAAGCAAATCAGCAAGTTCCATTTCTTTCCAGATGCCCTTACCATATCTAATATGGCTTTCAACCTTTTGGCCGGGAGGTCCGATTGCGGAAGTTACAATCTGCCAGTGAATCGTCTGACCAATCTGTGTTTCTCCTTGCATCAAAGGTGTTGAGTGCGTAGCATGAAGCTTAACATCAACCTGATACTTCAATGCCGAACCAGACTTCTCTACCTTTGTTTTGCCTCTACCGAATCTATTGACATTTGCCATCAGGTGCGTAATCCCAACAACAGTAACTCTATTAATTGGCAGTACATTAGAAACTCTACGGCAGAACTTCGCCAGAATCTTTTGCACAGACATAACCTGCATGTCAGTCAAGTTCCCTGTTAGCTCAGATTCGCTCGATAGTGCTGAGAACGAGTCAACAACAGCAAGAGCTCCCGGCTGAGTATGGACGATATTATCAATAATTCCAAGATACTTTTCAGCAGAAAGAATGTTACCTTCAGTTGAGGCAATAATCTTCATCTTCTCTGGATCTAGACTCAAGTCTGTAATGCCCTCCAAGTCTCTTTTCTTGAGTCGTCCTTCAATGTTTGCATAATAGATTTCACGTTCATAGTACTTCTGAGCATTTGCACAGAAAGTTAATGCCGTTACTGTCTTTCCTACTTTTTCTGGCCCTGTCATGATAAACAGTGATCCTTCAGGAACTCCACCACCAAGTGCCATATCTAATTTTGGCCCTACAGACAAAACCTTGAGTGGTCTTTCTGTAATGGAAGCAGGATCATGAAGGACATCGCCGTACTCTTTAACGATGTCTTTATTCATCTAAATCCCTTAGCTTTGAAATAATTGATTTCTTAGTATTGTTTGTTTTGTGTTTGACCTCTTCTGAGTCCTTTATATTATACTCAGTATTCGCCGGTCTTTCGATAACTTCTTTTGATTTTTCTTCAATTATCTTTTTTAAGAATGGTGAACGTAAAGAATACGTAGACCAGCAGCGATTGTCTCTTAATGCTGCGATGACAGGTTCTTCGCCAAATTCCTTAATTAGCTTATTGGCAATAGTGATTTGATACCTGTAGTATTTACACCATTCTTTAATCTCCCAAAATTTCATTGGGAGTTCTTTCTTTTCCTTTTGCGCCTTCTTCTCACATACAAGCTCCGTAATGTATTGTGGTGCGGACACCCAACCATTAGGGCTGTAGCGAGAAGGATAGCGACTTTTATTGGTTCTATTTTTTGCCATTACTTAATTGTATGGATAGCGGAGTGATTCTTGCTTTTGCCAGACAACTGACTTCTCATACCATCAACTCTTTGAGAAGTTGCTTCTGTCATGATTGAGACTCCACGATTTCCGTTTGCAGTAGTGTTAATATTAGTTTGAACTTTTGCTTTTTCTTCATTGTATGAGTCAACATACTCTGTAACAAGTTCTTCGTCTCGGTCTAGTGCCTTTGCAATTGCGGCAGCGTCCATACCATTGTTAAGCATACCTTGAATCGAATACTTCTCAGTCTTCGTCAAGCTTTTTGCATTAGATAGTTTACCCATTATGAGTCCCTTTCTGCATTATTCAACCAAGCAACATTCTTGGTCTTTAAAAAGTTAATATATTTGTCAAATACTTGTTTTGTTGTTTCTTTAAACTGCCATTCTGGACGACCAGCATGGCGCATCTGCTTTCTTGCTGTACCTTCCGAGTACAAGCCAATTGGATTATAAAGGCGACCATAGCGGCCACGTTTTACATAGTATTTAGTTCTTCGCCCTACGACAATCTTCTTGGCATATGCATCTGCATGGTCTTCATTGCTTTCTTCTAGGCGAGGAAAACCCTCTGAGTCTTGGAACTCTTGTTTGCCGTAGATTGTAAATACTTCTGTAGAAGAGTCATTGTTCTCTTCTTTATCTTGATTGATTACAAACTCCATTACTTGTTCCTCTTTCTTTTAGATTTCTTTTCTTTTGTCCATTTCTTAGCATCTGCAGGACGATCCATCTTGGTCATACCATCAGTAAGTTTGCCGGACAAAGTGTCTTTTGTTTTTGTCTTTTGTTCTTGGATCATATCTTCAACACGCCTTCTACCAAGCTTCTCACTCTGCTTATCGGCGTAATGACCAAGCGTCTTAGTTTCTGATAGTGAAT